GGTAAAACTGCACCGGCGAGGTTCCGACGTTTGCGCTCATGTCGCTAGAGCCTCTCTGTCAGGTCACTCAGGGTCGGGCGTGACAATGTAGAGCGTGTCTGAATCCGGCGTCAGGCCGTCATACGCGCTCTGCGTGAGGGCGACGATCCGCTTGAACCCGACCGCGCCGGGGAACTGGCTGATGGTGTCCGCGGCGGTCTGGTAGTACAGCACCCCATCCGCGGCGTTTAGGGCCAGTTCGCCTTCCTCCAGTTCGTTGGTGGTCGGCGCATCGGCGGCAGTGATGGACTTGCGGACCCGCACCGGGCCGCTGGGTGGAATTCTGAAAGCCATTGGTTACCCCTTGCTCATAACGGTCATTGCACAGGTCGTTCCGCCGGTCACTACCGGCACCACAAAGTTGACAGCAAAGCAGGCGTCTGGCACTGGGTGGACGCCGACCGTCACGGCGGTGGTGACAGCAGAGCCCTCGGAGTAAATCGGCACCGGGGAAACACTGGGGGACACGGTGCCGTACCAGTCGATTTGCGTGCAGGAGTTGGTGTTGGCGATCATCACGCACGCCCCGCCAAACCGGCCGAATGGAAACATCCCCGCCGTGGTGGCGGCCGTGGAGTTGGCCGTGATCACTGTGCCGGGGGAAAAATGCCGCGCAATCTCGTTCATGTCCGTCCCTTTACCTTGTAGGCGTGCTTTTCAATGATCTTCTCTCGCAACTCCCCAGTCTTGGCTTTGGGGTTCCGCCGCTTCTCCTTGCGGATTTCGTCTTTGATGATCGACTCCGACAACAAGACCCGTTTGGGCGGAGCCTCGCCGGGGTCGTAGTTCACGCTTCCCGTGACGTGCAGGCGCCGCTTGCGGGCCACACGGAGAACATCGTCGTTGGAGGTGACCCACGCGGCCGGATCTCGCCAGCCTCGCTTGTCGGCTATCCCAGCGCAATAGTACTTCCCCGAGATGCTGATCCCTGCCTGACGGGCTTCCTGCGAGACATACCGAGCCTGCCGCTTTGGCATGTCGTCCAACTGCTGGTTGTTCTGCCGCCCCTCCAGGAACGCCCGATCCGTCCCCTTAGTTCCCGGCGGCTGCTGAAGGGCCACCATGGCAGCAAACTTCTCCCCGTACGGCAAAGCCTTCTCATAGCGGCTCTTGGCCCATTCGTCAGCGCGTTCGACTTCAGGTGGATAGGTCATATAGGACTATTGGCCTTCGGGAGGGGGTGGAGCGTCGGGGGCGCCTTGAGGAGGCGGAGGAGGAGGCGGAGGAGGTGGCACAACGTAGCGCGCGATGTCCACGTTCATCGCCTTGCCCCAGTCTTCCAGTAGGGCGTTGAAAATCTGCGGCTGCCCCGCCTGGAGTAGACCCTGCGCCACGGGCATCATGATCTGCATGGCGTTGTTGATATTCTCCACGCGGGTCGCCACGTTCGGCTTTCTGGCAGAACCGGACTCCACGCGGTACGAATACTCACGCACCACCGATTCGGGGTCTTCACCTTGGACGTGCATCTGCCAGGCTTGCGCAGCCATGGGGCCGAGAATCGGGGCCACGTCTTGCGGGTAGACCAGCCACCGGGCCAGGAGAGCCTCCTTGCGGGCGACCTCAGACAGAGCGTCTTCTAGGATGTTGGCGTAGTCGTCCGGCCGGACAGAAATCTGCTCCGACTTCACGGCGGCTTCTGCGGCCGATCTGAAACTTGCCCGGGTCATGCCGTAAATCAGCTCGGTCAGCCCGACGCGGCGGTCGAATAGTTCCGTGACAGCGGCGATGATGTTGTACATATCCTGGGTCACCCCAGGCATCTGGAAGACGGAGATCACGTCGTTGACAGACCGGCCCACCGCTTCGCTGATTTCAACGATATTGAACCCGCCCTCGTTCTTCTCCAGAATCTTGGCCTTGAGGTCGGGGTCGGCGTGCTTGGCGACACCGATCAGCGTCTGGCTGGATGTAGCGATTCGGGTGGCAAGGAACGACATCGCCCAGTTGATAAATCGCAACTCCCCGATGCCCGGACGAATCAGCGAGATCGGCCAGGAATACCCGGGTTTCCCATGCCAGGCCAGAGGGGTGAACGGCCAGCCGCTCGGCTCCGCCCAAAAGGGGATCGGCCACTGCGCCGCCATGAAGAGCGTCTGCGGAATGCCCGTATCGTCCACCTCCTCCTGCAACATTGCCGGGGGAATGTTCAGTGGAAAATCAACCCCTTCTGCAACGACGATGTAGCAATTGGCGCCCAGGGCGTCGAACTTTCCCCTGAGATCCTTGTCGGCGTCCTTCAGCCTGTCGCCAAAACCAGTCTTGGAATAAATCTCCCAATAGACGATCAGGTCGTTGGTCTTGCCGGTTTTCTTCTCATGCTGATATCCGCGCTCGGTGGAATCGGCTTGGCGGGAATAGGACTCCACTGAACCCTTCAGGTCTTCCCGGGACAGGCCGAACTTCGCCGCCACCTCATCGATGGGCTGGCACCGACGCCGAGCGGCCCAGCGGATGTCCTCAAACTCATCGGCGTCCGGATCCCAGACTAGGTTGTCGATGGTGTCATAGAACGACCCGGCCAGTTTCACTTGCCCGCCGGGAGGGGTGTACAGCTCATGCCACCACACGCCCGCGCCCTTGATAAAAGCCTCTTCAACCACCTTGCGAGAATGGTGCTTGAGGTTCAGTTCGTTGGGGGTGTAATTTAGGTACTGCTCCAAGAGCGCGGCGATGACCTTCCGGCGTTCTGTCATCATCTGCTGCTGCTGGAACATCTGCTGGTACATCTGCATCCCGGGGTCCGGCATCATCACCGGCTGCCCGTCTGGGCCCATGACAGGCTGGCCGTCAGGGCCCATTTGCGGGACCGGGGGCTGGGGCATAATGCCCAAGAGCTGGGGACCGATGACCGGAAAGTCCTTGGGTGTCACCGTTCGCGTCGGGTTGCGGTGGTGGATGACAGCCGTAAACAGCCGGACGGCTTCCCAGACGCGGTTGACCATCATCCGAAACGGCGGCGGGTCCATGCCCTTGATGTACCCCCGCTCGCCGCGGGCATAGGAGTCCTTCCACATGAAGTCCGGGTCGCCGGCAAAGAACCCCATGGCCTCCGCAGCGTCATCGCTGAAGGGCTTTTTGTACTTTTCGGCCTGCTTGATGCACTCTAACCAGCGCTTACAAATCGGCCGCAGCGGGCTGTCGTCTGCCATGGAGTTCTCCTACCGACTAGTGTCCGCTCAAGCCTTTTTGGGGGCCGACAGCTTCTTGTCCAAAAGGGCGAGTTTTTCGCTCAGAATGGAGATCTGCGGATCCTTGGGGCGGTGTTCCCAGTAGCCGTACCGCTTCCAGTCGGGGAACTCATTGACCCCCGGATCGGTCAAATGGTGGACGGAGGGCTTCACCACCCCACCAAGTTCACCGGCAATGGCCCACAGCGTGAGGGTTCTGGAGGCGGTCACGGCCACAATCGCTGGGACCGGGGTGGCTCCTTCATGGGGGTAATACAGCACAATGTCGCCCAGTTCGGCCGTGGGCATCTCATAGGAACTCATGGCAATCTCCTGCTGGGCCCGAGGATGACGTGGGGGTCGCGTGACTCCCGCTGGCGGCGCTTACGCTCCGTCAGCCATTTCACCCACCACGGGTCGGGCCCGAAATTCCGCGGGGGAGGGTGGTACTTAGGCTCGTAGGCACAGAGGTATTCCAACGCCTGGCAGGCGTGAACCTCGCCCCGAGTCTGGGGCTGGTCGGTGACGAAGACCTGCCCGTTGACGGTGGTAGTTTTCTTGCGATACCGCTTGATCTCGCGGACCAGGTTGGGGCAAGAACCTTCCAATATTTTGAGCCGCGTCGTCCCATCCCCCTGGATGTGGAGCAACTGCCGCACAATAGCAGTGCGGGCGGCGATGTCGTCTGATCCGGGGATAAACTGATAGCCCCCGAGGTGGAACTTCACCCGGCGTTTCTTGAGTTCCTCGGAGTACAGCTCATGCGGCAGCCGGCCGGAACCCAGGTCTCTTAGCAGGCCGCCGTGCATGTCCATGATCGCCGCATAGACATACTGATCGCGGGCCTTCTCAAAGAACTGCTCGCCCCAGATCAACGCATTGCAGTTTCGGATGTACAGTTCGTCATAGACCAGAATGAACCGCTCATGCGGCGGAACTGCGGCGAATAAAGTCGCCATCACCGCATGGCCGGGGTCAATTGCCACGTACCGCGTCCAGTCGTCCGGGACGGCACCGTTAGGCAGTTCCGCCCGAGGGTGGATGTGAACGGCCCGATTGAACGTCGGGTACATGAGCGTGGATTCGGTGGTGAACTCGCCCTCGGCCCGCATGCGGACCTCATCAGCCCCTAGCGCGCTCCACCGTTCGATGTTCTTCCGCTTCTCCTCCTGGTCGATGAAGTTGTTGTCCAAGAACCGGAAGGTGAACTTCCTGATGATCGGGCTTTCCTGCCCCTCCTCCACCGCTCGGTCGGCGCGTTCGCACAACCCCAGCAGGGCATCATTCCGGGAATGTGGCATAGCCGACCAGACGAATCGTCCTTTGCGGTCTGCGAGACGCGCCTGCGACTCCCCGACGAAGTTTTCGTTGGTCACGTCCTCATCGATCCAAATTAGGTCGGCCGA